TGATTTATGTTGACGACAAAAGTGAAGTATTGTTTAAATCTTTAGCTCATGCAGCAAGGAATACAAATATTACACAAGACGCAATAAAGAAGTCGCTTAGTCCGTTATTAAAGCGTAGATTTAAGCACAATGATAGAGATGTGATTTTTAGGATAGTTAGAGATAAATAGTATATTTGTCTTGAGTATTGCAGACTCATTAAGAACTTATTGCCCTTGATACGAACCCCTATCTGCAATGTAGGGGGAACTTGATAGGGCACTTTTATTTTATGAATACAGGAATGATTGTTAAGAGCAGATCGGCTGAAAAGTTTACTGCCATAGACAACGAGATTATTAGGAATGTTGATTTAACATTAGAAGAAAGAGGATTATTAATTTATTTACTAAGCATGAGGCATGATTGGGTTGTTTATAAAACTAACCTGCATGAACGATTAGGATGCAGTAAAGGGCAGTTAGACAGAGTTTTTAAGGGATTACAAACAAAGAACTATATCTTGTCTGTAAAGGTAATTAATGAGCTTGGAAGATTTACTGGATGGAATCATGTTGTATATGATAATCCTGCAATCCGAGATGATAAATCACCGAGTTCTATAAATGCCGAAGTCGGTGAAAGTGCCCCTATAAGTAATACTAATACAATTAATAGTAAATTAAATATTAAGAAAACTAAGTTTATAAGACCAACAGCTAATGAGATAGACTTATATGCCAAAGAAATAGGTTTTTTAAATCTTGATCCTTCTTATTTTATAGACCACTATGAATCTAATGGTTGGTTAATAGGTAAAAACCCTATGAAAGATTGGAAGGCTACTGTAAGAACTTGGCAAAGGAATAGTTCTAAATTTAATACTACTAACGTACCTACAAACAAAATAACTACACAAATTAAACTTAAATAATGACACCTAAACAAAAAGCTTTACAATTAGTTGACTCATTTACAATGATAGATGAATTTACTATTAATGGTAGCAAGATATACTATCATGATTCTATAAAATGTGCACTAATAACAGTAAATGAACTATTAGAAGCAACTAAAAGATATGACTATACTTTAGGACCTAATCCTAGCTATAATGATTATTGGTTGAAAGTTAAATACCAAATAGAAAATCTATGATAGCTATAAACCTACCAAAAGCTTTAGATATTGAATCTAATATACTTGGGGCATTGCTTTTAGATAAAAGGACTATCCCATTGGTTATAGGTCATCTAAAAACTGACATATTCTACGATCTAAAGCACCAAAAAATCTTTAACGCTATTAAGGAAATGTATGATACCAATGTATCTATAGATCTTACTACCGTAGCTCAAAAACTTTCCCAAGATAAGGACATTCAAGATGTTGGTGGAGCTTTTTACCTATCTAAACTAACAGATAACGTAATTTCTAGCCACCATATTAATACCCATATTGAGATTGTTATTGAGATGTATAAGAAGCGTGAAGCTTATAAAGTGCTAAAAATAGCAGAAAATACATGTTTAGATAATAATAGTCAAGCTATAGATTTACTTTCTGACCTCAATAGTCAACTTATAGGTTTACTAGAATATGGTAATTTATACGAAAAAAGCATAACAGACGTAGTTATGGCTATCAACTTTGCAAGGGACTTAGCTTGTAATGGTGAGCTTTTAGGATTTAATACAGGATTCCAAGAGTTAAACCAAACCATAGCAGGATGGTGTAAGCCTGACCTATGTATTATAGCTGCTAGACCTGGTGCAGGCAAGACAGCAATGATGCTTTCTAGTGTTTATCACTTAGCTATACTAAATAACGTCCCTACGGCTATTTTTAGCCTCGAAATGAGCTCCGAACAGCTTGTTGAAAGGTTAGAGTCAATAACGAGTCAAGTGCCCTTAAAACGCCTTAGAACGAATATTTTAAATGATTACGAAAGAAAAATTCTTTTAAAGACTGATGACAAGATAATCCAAGCACCCATCTACATAGAAGATACAGGAGGAATCAGTATCTCACAACTCAGAGCTAAGGCTACTATTCTAAAGCAGAAGTATGGTATAAAGGTTATATTCCTAGACTATCTTCAACTTATGAGTGGACAAGGCAAACAAAACCAAAACCGAGAGCAGGAAGTAAGTTTTATAAGCAGAAGCCTTAAAGCCTTAGCTAAAGAGTTGGAAGTACCAATCATTGCATTATCGCAGTTATCTAGAAAGGTTGAAGAAAGGGCTGATAAGCTACCAATGTTATCTGATCTTAGAGAATCTGGCTCAATCGAACAAGACGCTGACATTGTTATTATGCTTATGCGACCATCTTACTATGAAATGAAAGAACCTGTAGAAATAGGTGGTAAAGAATATCATCCTGACGACCTTGTTATTGTTAAGGTAGAAAAGAATAGACATGGCAAAACTGGTAACATACCTATCAGATTTATTGGAGAAACAACCACATTTGAAGACTATAAACTATAAAGTATGAAGCAAAAATCTATCGATATTCAGTTAATAGAAGGTGAAGACCTTAACATCGAAAATATGAAAGAACGTATTATAACTAAAGCATGGTATGATACTGCAAGGTTTAACGACATAACAGACATAGCAGTTGGCGTTGGTATAGGCACTAGAACACTTTACTTTTATGCTAGAAAGCTAAAACTACCAAAGCGAAGTGGACTTAAATAGAAACTATAAGAATACTCGTAAGTTCGACATAGAACAAGCTAAGGCTAATGATGGGACTTATCAGGCATTGTTATTGTTTGCTAGGAACACAAAAATCTTGGTTATTCAACAGCCAAAAGCATTGAAGCAAAAATTCATGTGGCTTGAATATGAGAATAATGGTCAACCTAGTGGCATAGCAGATACAAGAGTAGAGTTCTTTGCTATTAACTTTGACCTTAAAGATAGAATCTACTTTATAAGAGCTGAGATGCTAAGAATAAAGGCAAGAAGACACTTTAAATGGGGTAAAACAAAGATAGTTGAAGGCATTAGATATGTAAAAGTACCTACTGTTGAGATGATCCGTTTCGATTAATTAGTGTAATTTCGTTTATATGACATACAAGACAGCAAGTGACTTGACCAAGATGATGCTAGAATATTTAGATAATTTAGGTTATGAAGTATGGAGGAATAATAACCTAGCAGTTAAGGGAAGGTCTTTCATTGGTAAGAAAGGATTACCTGACATTATAGGTTACCATAAGAACTATGGTCAGTTCATTGCTTGTGAGATTAAAGCTATAGGTGATAGACTAAGCGTATCACAGATGGGTTTTTTAACTCACTTAGGTATGTGCGGTGGAACATCTATTGTATGTCAACAAGTATCAGACGGAACAATTAATTTAACAATATTTTTAGACAATGGCGAAAGCAAAATCAGCATCTGGGACGAGTACGAAGGTGAGTTTCGGGAAGCGTAAAGAAGGAAGAGCAAAGAAATCTTATAACAAACATAGTCCAAGACCTAAAGCATATCGTGGTCAAGGACGCTAAAAAACAATTATGGAAAATTTAGAGTTAGACAACAAGTCAGAAAAAGTATCTAAGACAACTACAAAAGAAGTTAAAGTTACTGTAGTTCCTAAAGAGAACAAGTTTGTAACTGCTGAAACTATTAAGTTAGTAGAAGACATCTTAAATGATGGTACAGTAGACATCAAATGGAGAGCTCAACTTAAAGAACAAGTAAGAAAATACAAAGGTAATGGAGAATAATTATGACAGCATAGTCGAGTCTGTGATTACTAAGTATAAAGATAGAGCTAACTTAGGATTTACTAAATACGGAACTAATCTTGACAGGACTGACTTAAACACCAAAGAATGGGCTGAGCATTTACAGCAAGAACTTATGGACGCTGTATTATACTTAGAGAAATTCAAAGAAGGAATTAAAAATAGTTTATAAATCAAAACACAAATATCATGGCAACACAAAAAGAGAACTTCTTAGGAAGATGTTTCACACTTAGATCAGCTTACGGATCATTCAGAAAAGTATCATTTGGTCCAGAGGACTTAAAGAAACTAAATGAGTTCGCAGCATCTAACAAAGGATGGTGTTCTATCCTTATTAAAGACAAAAAGAACGCAGGACCTGAACAAAGTGATTTCTATTGTGAAATGGACACATTTAAAGCAGGTGATTATAAACCAACTGATAAAAAATTACCATTTTAGTTATGAACCCAAAAATTT